GATCGCTAATGTGCCCTGGTTGTCTTGTCGGGTTTGACTCGCTTGGTATGGATGGGTTTCTCGTATCCTTTGGCCAGCTAAAACTATCCTGGGTGTCTTTCGCCTTTTGGCTCGCTGGAATTTTTTGGTTGTCTTGCCACCCTTGGCTAAGCCGCTTTATCGCCGTGCATCAATCCGAGTTTACTCTCTGAGTAAGGCGGATGTACGGGTAATCCTTCCAATGCTCTCCATGCCTTGTAAAGATCAGCAAGGAATTGCTTCACCATGTACCGAATGGCCATATTGTGCCGATGGCCCTTGCTCTTTTCTTGATGGGCAGGATGATTTTCAAGCCGGTTTTTATATCCGCGATAAATACGCGAATAAGTATTATCGCCAGCGCGCAAGAAAGACGATCCCAATACGCCCACCAGTTTTGCTTTCAGGAAAGGCGAGAACGTGATGCTGTTGCGTTCCGATTATTCGCCGTCACTGTTCACGTATTTGACGGTGACGAGGTGTTCTTTCTTTCGAGAACGGCCTTGTCCGTCTTCCGCGACATCTAGTCCGGAATATTTCCAAAGGCTAGAAGGATACTTTGCCTTGCTGATGTCGATTTCAGAAACGATCACGCCAGCCATTGCAGGTCCGATGCCGCGAATCTTTTCCAGGAACTCGGTATAGACCGGATATTCTTTCAATACAGATTCCAGGCGACGAAAATGCCGGTCTTCGTCCTGTTCGAGTTCGATATATTGAGCGAGCAGACACAGTTCGGTATAGCTTGAAATCACCTCATCGCCTTTGAACTTCGCTTGACGCGGGAAAGTCTTCACGCCATCCGTGATCTTACGAAACCGCACACGCAAATCGTTCAGGATGCGTTTTCCGTCTTCGTCCAAGACTTCTTCGTCTTCGCCGGGTGATTGGCCGAGCTTCGTCTTGAAATTGGCGACAATTCGATTTCCCATCTGGATGCGCAGCTTTTGCACGTCATACGCACCGCGCACCATGACCTTGATATTCGTCTGTGAACCGCTCATAATATTAGCTTCCTCATGATCGCTATGTTTTCGACCGCTGGTTCAGGCCAGCGGGATTTTTTTTTGCCGTCTCTCCGGCCTGTCACGCCTGATGATGCCAGCCATTATTGTGACTCAGCATCGGGAATGCCACGGCGTCCTCCCCGGCGGGCATCATCAATCTTGCTTCCGCCACGGCACATCAGGGCGCAAGTCCTCGCGCTTGTCGCCGTAGATTCTCTCCACGTCATCAAGCTCTCTGATCGGCACACGTCGCAGCTTAAACCATCGGCAAATCACAGACTTAGGTTTACCGAGCCGCCGCGCCACGTCTGATTGTCTTTCGTCCCAAATGCTCATAGCCTATAGTTCAACACAGTGAAACTTTTTTTGCAAGGGGCTTGTAAACGAGGTTCAACTGTGTTGAACTATTGCCACCTAGATACAGGAAACGGCCAGCCAAGATTGGCCGTAATGTCTAGATCGGGATACGTGCTTTACAACCAAGATGAGGAATACTTCATGAGCATCAAAAGCGATTCTCTACGCGCAGCAGTAGAACTGATGAACACGCCGCGCGATTTCGAAATCGGCGATCTTGTTACCTGGAAAGACCCGATGCTGATCAATGCCAGAAATCCAAAGGATTGCAAAGATTTCGGAATCTGCGTCCGATTCCAAGAGCCGGTGCGCGGGTCTGATGAACCGGGATCGAACCATTTCAATGACTGGAAAGATACGGTCATTGGATTTATCGATGAAGACGGAGATTATATGGAATACTGCGCTAATTCTCTGCGCTTCAAGAAATTCTCGGAATAATCAACTGGTGGTCTTCCCCGCCGGTGATGGATTCGACTCCCCCGGCGGGGCTTTTTCAGGAGAGAAGAACATGGGCGAACCATCACTCCACGATTGGGAATACGAGCACGACTCAAGACTGGCATTTGATCGCGAGGTGGCTCGCGAGGTGGAAATTAAATATTCAGTGAAAGATCGCATCGACGATTTGATGCTTGCTAGCGGGCACGGAAAAGACGAGCAAGCGCTGATGGAGAAGGTGCTGTCAACGCTCGCCGAGTCGCAGACCACTTACGGCACCGTCAAGAAGTATCTGTTTGAAATCTGGAAGTTGCGAGACGCACAGACCGCTGATGAAAAGCGGAAGCGCGACCGGGCAGCGCAAGTCATAGCAAACATGATCGCGCCCATCTTGCGCGACATCGTTGAATCTGAAGTAAGCAAAGAATTCACCGAAGCATAAAAAAGCCGCAACCCGTAGCAGCGGGAGCGGCCAAAATCGAGGATCAGCGATATGAGTCAGAAAATTATACGCATTCACGCCCAGCGCCGCAAGATGCAGCGCACACATAGAGACGATACGCCGGAAGGCGTCAAGCTAGATATGCTGACGCTGCGGGCGCTGGCGGAACTTGTGGTGGACGTGATGGAAGAGCGCGGCGCGGTGCCGCCGTCTCATGAATTTTATCGGAGGATTGGGTAATGAGCGAAATGACGGTTTATCAGCAGGCAACAATGATCCCATACGCGGATATGGAACGCATGGCGGACTGCATCGCAAAGTCCGGCCTATTCGGCGTCAAGACACCAGTCCAAGCCCTTGCGCTGATGCTGCTAGCGCAAAGCGAGGGCCTGCATCCGGTAACAGCAGCTCGCGATTATCACGTCATTCAGGGCCGTCCTACGCTAAAGGCCGACACTATGCTTGCTCGCTTCCAGGCGGCTGGAGGTACTGTTAAATGGCACGACTACACTGACAAAGCGGTTAGCGCTACGCTCTCGCACCCGCATGGCGGCAGCGTCAAGGTGGAATGGACTATCGAGCAAGCCAAGGCCGCCAAGTTAACCGGAAAGGACGTTTGGCAGCAGTACCCCCGCGCCATGCTACGCGCCCGCGTCATCAGCGAGGGGGTCCGCACCGTCTACCCTGGCGTGCTGGCAGGCATGTACACGCCGGAAGAAGTTATGGACATGACGGATGTCCACGGCGAATCGGAAACCACTGGGCCGAATATTCCACCAGCCGCCGCCGCATCAGCGTCGCCGCCCGTCACCGCTCGCGACTTCGATGAGGAAATTGCGGCGATCACTGACCCTGACGATGTGAGGCCATGGCTGATCGACACCGCACAGTCCTACGGCTGGAAGAAAACCGATCCAGTCTATTTGGCGCTCAAGGCCGCTTGCGCGGAACACGCCGCAAATCTCAGGAAAAAGCAGCAGGACAACGCGATTCCTGAATCTACTCCTTTCGCTCATCAGACCGCCGACGACTTTGAGGACGGGCTAGGCCCAGTTGATGACCTATCATGATCAGGATCAGTAACATTGGCCCCATCGCCAACGCGGCGATTCAAATACCAGAAGATGGCGGCGTGGTAGTACTGCGCGGGCGCAACGGCAGCGGCAAGAGCATCGCGCTGCAGGCCGTCAACGCGGCGGTATCCGGCAAGGGGAAGCCTCCGCTCAAAGACCTCGCAAAGCAAGGCAGCGTCAGCGCGGCAGGCGTCAATCTAACTGTGGGCCGAGCCGTGCGCCGGTCTGGCGAGCTGGAAGTAAGCACGCTGGAAGGGCGGCTCTCGGTTGCAGATCTCGTTGATCCAGGTATCGCCGATCCGATCCGCGCCGACGCCACACGCATTAAGGCGCTAGTCGGGTTATCAGGCGCGACGATTGATCCCGGCGACCTGCATGGGTTTCCTGAAAACCTGCTGGATGGGATCGATCTCGATGAGCCAGTGGCGGCCATGGCGGAACTCAGAAAGCGCCTGAACATCGGGGCATCCGAATATGAAAAGCTGGCCGCGAAAGATGAAGCGGCGGCCAAGGCGTTGCTTGAATCACTGGAAGAGCTTGACGGGGCGGCCATAGACCCTGACAAGGCGCAAGAGCGAGTCACGCAAGCGTTGCGAGCTATTGACCGACTTGAAGGCCAAATCAAGCTGGCGGTCGATGCGTCGGCAAGAAACAAGGCGGCTCGGGATCGGCTGGCGCTGATTCCGGTCGTTGGTGTTGATGCAGCACAACGCGACGCGGCCCGGCTTGAGGATGTCACGGCCGAGAAAAAGGCGCTCGCGCTGAAATTGAAAGCCGATTACGAGGCGGCGCTTGCTGATTACAAAACTAGCGTCGTTGACAGGGACGCCGCCGCCGCCGCCGCTTATGCAGCATCCGATCAAGCGAAATTGCGCGCCGAACTCGAACGGCAGATTTCAGAATCGGAAATCGCAAAGCCATCCTACGAAGAAATTGAGGCCGCAAACTCAGAACTGGCGGCAGCGAAAGCCGAACAGACCAAGGCTGCGCAACAGCAAGCGATGAATCAGCAGCGGATCAAGTCAGATGAGCTTTTCAGTTCGTCCCAAGAACACGCGCAAGAAGCCATCGATCTGCGGAGAAAGGCGAAACAGACCGACGAGGTTTTATCGGAAATCGTCTCGACGTTAGCTGGGTGTCCGCTAACCGTCATTGAAGGCCGGTTGTCTACGCAAACCAAGCGCGGCCCCACTTTCTACGCCGATTTATCGATGGGCGAGCGTTGGAGGATCGCCCTGGAAATCGCCATCGCGGCGGTCGGAGAAGGTGGATTGCTGGTGATTCCGCAAGAGGCATGGGAAGGTCTTGACCCTCTTAATCGAGAGGCGATTGCGCAACAGGCGAAAGCGGCCCTCGTGGTGATTCTTACCGCAGAATGCAGTGACGGTGAGTTGACCGCCGAACCCGCTTAATACAACTCCCCGGCTTCGGCCGGGGAAGGAGAAACAACATGTGGTCAATCGTAAAGCATAAGAACGCCGGACAGCCCATCCCGCTGTTTAACAGCCCATGCGAGAGTATGGCGAAAGGCCGGTTTGCTCGGTCGTGCGAACTACTCAAGAAAGGCGAAACGCTGGAACTGTGGCATGACGGCGTGCTAGTCACCTATGCCCAGGCGCACCGAGTCGGCCCGGTGCCGGTTGAAGAACCCGTTGTGGTTGAAGTAGTGATGCCATGAAATACAGATACTACATTACTGATTTAATTGAAGGCGTTGTTGTCGGGACCAATAGCCGCGCAATTGCTGATCATTTCGCGGCAAGCGATGACTATTTTGTCGTTGACGCACAAAATGGATTGTGGCTGCAATCCGATGAAGAATTTGAAATAAACGAAGCTGAAAATTGGGAATAATCATGACTGCAAAAATCGTTTCGATCCGCACTCGATCCGGCGACGATTTGACGCCAGCGCCAACTTGCTATCCCGTCCAGACGATGAGCCAGCGCCAAGCGATCCTAGCAATTTGCAACCGCGCTGATCCGCCTCTTTGGCCGGCTGTGAAGCGGCGATTGATTTCAGCAACCGAAGATCCTTATGGATCGCGCTTTACTTGGAACTCACGGTGGATACGCGCGATTCTGCTAGTGGTTGCTGCGACGGCGGCGTCTTTTGCGATTATAGCGTGAAAATTAAATCCGCTATTGGACGATATGGATCAAAAATAATAATTTCTGCAAAATGATGAACATCAAAAGCCTGACTCCAAAACAACGAAAAACGCTAGAGGGCCTCGCAAAACTAGGGCGTCCAGCAAAGCGACTTGAGATTGCACAATCTGGTGGAATTGACGGGACTCAAGCCGCTCATGCGCTCAGCAGGCTTGAAGCATACGGTTTTTGCGAAAACGATGACGAATATCAATGGACGATTACCGATGCCGGGAAATCGATATTGCTAAGCCTAGAAATAGAAGATCGGGAAGCCAATAAGCAAGACGAGAGTAATTCTGATGAAGAACCTGCGCATAGTCTCGAAGACGAAATAAAGGCATTACGTGGAAAGATTCGATATGCGCCGGACTTCTCAACATCCGATGCGGCTTTCGTTTGCAAAGCGCTCAGTGAAGAACTAGCCGATATGCCGTCTATCGCAATGATGCTTGCGAAGATGGCTAGATATTGGGATGGGATTAAATAATGACTGACACGACACGCGAACACATGCTTGAATCCATCATCGTTGATCTTTGCGAAGCGGAACTGACATGGTATGAAATACAGGAACGTACTGGACTCAGCGAAGAGCGCGCTAGGGAAATTGAAGAAGTGATTGACGATGTATTTGAACGGTATTTCGAGCGGAATGGCTACTAATGCCTAAGTCACTGAAAATATTCATAGGCGCATACGATAAAAACATGTCGTGCAGGTGCCATCCGGAATACGATACTAGGCATGTCATCATATCTGCGATGACTAAATCTCAAGCTATAGGGTTCGCGCTTGAAGCTCATCCAGACACAGATCCTGTTGATTGGAATATCGTAGAAGCAAACACAACGCAATTAGCGGTATATGACGATGACGGCGACCTGATAAAGTCATTCGAAAGGCTGGAAATGGAGGCGGATCGATGAGCGACAAAACATATCAGTGGATTAGCATTGAAGAGCAGATGCCGGCGCTAGATACGCCAGTGTGGCTATACGATGGAAATAAAGTATTCATTGGAGGTCTGATTATCGTCAATGTCGGAGACGATCCATTTCATGCTTGGGCGTCTACATACATGATGAATGTGTATTTTGAGAAAGACGGAACCTGGAGCGCTGACTTTGAGTATGATGATGATTACTTTCCAACGCACTGGATGCCGTTGCCGACACCGCCCGCAAAAACTGGAGCATAATCATGGCAAAGAAATCACTAACCGGAAAGCAATATGCGTTAGCGTGCGGAATGAAAAAAATTAATGATAATAATTTAACTAATTCTTTGACTCTTCATGTTGTAACTGCAAATTCTAAAGAAGAGGCAAAGGGAATTGCGATTGAGCAGGCCATGATAGTAAAGCCGGGTTTTCTATTTATGAAGTTCTTTGCATTCCTATTGAGGAATAAATAATGCCAAAACGCACTAATCAAAAGCCGCCATCCTCCATTCAAGACTGCGAATTATTGAAGGCTGGTCTTGTCGATAAGATACTGGCGTTGCAGCATCAGCTTTGAAGGAGCGCAGGACGCGCGACGACCCCGCCGGTCGTAGAAGGGATTGCGTCGGGGTTCGGAATCGCCAGCCAACCGGCGATGCGATTCCGCCCAGAGCAGCCCGTCCGGCGGCCTGAGCGTGCTATCCGCGCCGGTTTTTCGACTCGGTTTGCGCGCTCTGGCCCGTGGCCGCGACTCGCTTGAGTTCGGTCTCTACCAGGTTGCTCAAGGTTCTGTTTTGCTGATCGGCAATCGCTTTGAGCCGTGCTTTCAAGTCGGCATCGATTAGAATATTCAGGTTAGTCTTGGCCATATTGCGATCACATAGAAGTTATGTTATGGTCTGCACATGATAGCACAACGCGCCTACAAATATCGCTTCTATCCGAACGCCGCCCAGCGCAAGCAGTTGGCGGTGGAGTTCGGGAACGCGAGGTTTGTGTGGAATCGCTGCCTGGACCTGCGAAGCAAGGCGTACGAGGCCGACAAGACCCGGCACAACTACGTGTCGCTCAATCGCCTCGTAACGAAATGGAAGCGTGGCGAATTCCCCTGGCTGGCGGATTCCGCCGCGTGCTGCTTGACTCAAGCGCTGATCGATCAGGACAAGGCGTACAAGAGCTTTTTTGAGAAGCGCGGGCGGTATCCCCGGTTCAAATCCCGATACGACCGACAAGCGGTTCGGTATCAGTTGGATCAGCGGCAAATCGAGCGCACCTACAAAGCCGGGGAATTCCTGAAACTCCCCAAGCTGGGCGCGCTCAAGGTGCGCTGGTCGCAAGTACCGACCGGAATCCCCAAGATGGCCACCGTGAGCAAGACGCCGGACGGGCGCTACTTTGTGGCGTTTTCGTGCGAGGTCGAGATTCAATCCCTGCCAGCCACCGGCAATGCGGTTGGCTTGGACCTGGGCATCAAGGATGTGGTCGTCGATAGCGACGGCTGGAAGTCCGGAAACCCGCGCCACCTAAAAGGCCGCTTGAGACACCTCAAGCGCCATCAACGGCGGTTGGCGCGGATGAAAAAGGGCAGCAACCGGCGGAATCGGCAACGGATCAAGGTTGCGCGGATTCACGCCAGAATCGCCGCCAGTCGCGCGGATTTCCTACACAAGACCACCACGGCCTTGATTCGCCGTGCCGATGTGCTGGCGCTGGAAGATTTGAACGTCGGTGGCATGATGAAAAATCATCACCTTGCGGGCGCGATTGCCGATGTCGGGATGCACGAATTCAAGCGGCAAATCGAATACAAAGCCGCGTGGTACGGGCGCACGGTCGTTTTTGCGAACCGCTTTGCACCGACCAGTAAGACCTGTTCCCACTGTGGGATCTATCGAGAAACCATGCCGCTTTCGATTCGGCAATGGACGTGTCCCGATTGCGGAACGCACCATGACCGCGACGTGAACGCGGCGCGAAATATCCTGAGCTTTGCAACCGCCGGGGAGGCGGGGCTTGCGCGTGGACTTGGCAAGAACTTGTCTGATCACGTATCAGGCACCAAGGTTGAAGCGCGAACCGATGCCGAAAAATTCACCGAAGCCGTCCGTCTGGAACGGGCGGCGTAGGTGAAAGGCGCGGATTCCAATGAGGCGAGACACGACACATAGTCCACGACAAATTGTGTTGACGGCAGTGCTTACAGCACATATGCCGAACTGCTTGAAAAAGCAGGACTGCCGGAAACTAAGGGTAAGAATGAATTTTCGTGGCTGAGGCAAGGAATGGAAAGCAGCACGGCAAGTGCTGTAATTAAATTTTGAAAACAAACTCCAACACCGAACACTACAGCCAAGCCCGCCTCGCGCGGGCTTTTTCGTGCCTTACGAAAAAAACTATTGACTTTTTTATCTGTATAGTTTATTAGAATATTAGTGCATATTCAGATATTCTAATGTTATGGATGGGCCGATCTTGAGCGGCGGACGCCCTACTATCTACGATGACACGATGCCGGACAGGGCATTCAGAGCGATTGCTGACGGCAGGGGAATTGCCGGGGCAGCCGTTGAGTGCGAAACGTGCAAGAGAACGATCTATAACTGGATGGATCAGCATCCAGAGTTTTTGCATGCAGTAAAACGAGCCGAGGCTCACGCTGAAGAGCTTTTGTTTAAAAAACATGCGGAAATGTCGCCAGCGTCGTGGATTTTCACGATGAAAAATAGGTGCGATTGGGTCGATAAACGGGAGACCGCGCTAACCGGGGCCAATGGCGGACCCATCGAATATCGACATGTTCAGGAAATGAGCGACGATGAGCTTTTGCGAATCGCGTCCGAATCTGGCGATTAATCGCTCTCGCCGACCGCCCACCAAAGCGGAAGCCGCGCGCGAATTACTCGCGCGTCGCGGCGCTCGTGCGCACATGGCTGGGTATATCGAATACATGGACATCGGCATTACTCCAGCCAAGCATCACCGTCTTATCATCGAATACCTGGAAGCTGTCGAACGCGGCGATATCCCCAGGCTGATGATTTTCCTGCCTCCAGGGGCAGCCAAATCGGTCTATGCTAGCCAGATATTTCCGGCGTGGTTTTTGGGGAAGCATCCCAAGAAAAACGTCATTGCTGCCAGCCATTCGGCAGAACTGGCCGAAAAATTCGGGCGGCGAGTACGCGGATTTTATTCATCGACTGAGCACTACCGAGTTTTTAACTTTGGCGTATCGAAAGAATCAGCCGCCGCTGGGCGCTGGAGCACCAGCGCTGGCGGTGAGTATTTTGCGGCCGGTGCCGGCGCTGGCATTGCAGGATTTCGCGCCGATCTCGGTATTATCGACGATCCGTTCCGCAATCGTGAAGACGCGGACTCGGCGACGATGCGCGACAAAATCTGGGATTGGTACAAAGCCGACTTTTTCACGCGACTCAAGCCGGGCGCGGCGCAAATCCTCATTCAAACGCGCTGGCATACCGATGATTTGGCGGGTCGGCTTCTGAATGATCAGGGCGACGGAGGACAGCAATGGCATGTACTCAGTATCCCTATGGAATGCACGAGTACCGATGATCCGCTGGAAAGAAAAATCGGTGAGCGACTTTGGCCTGAGTGGTTCACGGATGAAATGGTGGCGCAGGCCAAGCGCGACTCTCGAAACTGGGCAGCGCTCTATCAGCAATCGCCCGTGGTGGACGGCGGGAACATACTAAGGCGGTCATGGTGGCGCGAGTGGAAAGGAAAGCATCCGCCATCCTGCATCTATATACTTCAAAGCTACGACACTGCGTTTTCCGATAAAGACCTGAAAACGAACTCATTCAGCGCCCGCACCACCTGGGGCGTGTTTTTCACGGATGATGGAAATCCAGCGATCATGCTGATCGAAGCGTGGCGCGGCCGAGTCGATTATCCGACGCTTCGGGCCGAGGCGACGAAAGCTTACCGTGAACAGCAACCCGATTGTGTGCTAATCGAGAAAAAAGCCAGCGGACAATCGTTGCTTCAGGACATGCGGCGCGCGGGAATTCCGGTTGCCGAGTACCAGCCAGACCGCGATAAAGTATCTCGGGCGTATGCAGTCCAGGCGATGCTGGAGAATGGCCAGATTTACTACCCGAATCGGACGTTCGCGGACGAAGTGATTACCGAATGTGAGCAATTCCCGAACGGCGTAACAAGTGATTACGTGGATACCTGCACGCAAGCGTGGTTGCGCATCCGCAATAGCGGGATGCTGATTGCGCCAGAGCCTAAAGTTCCCGATGAACCGGACATTGATCCGTTATTCCATAAACGAGAAACGCCCGTTCGGCATGGAGTGTACGGCTGATGGAACTACCTGAAATCTATGCGATGGCTGATGCCGGCGATGAGGACTTGCTCACTGAGTCTGAGCGCGCGCAATTGCCGCCATCTCCACCAGAGCAGAAATCCTCGTTCAATGAAAATCTTGCAGAACGCTTGGATTCTCAAACGCTTGGCCGTCTTTCTCAAGATGTGCATGATGGCTACGACAGCGACGATGCGAGCCGCTCGGATTGGAGAGCGCGCGAAAAAATCGGGATTCGGCTGTTGGGGATCAGCGAGAATCAGGATGGAGAGCCAGCGTTCGAAGGTGCGTCATCTGCTGTTTTCCCCGGACTGATCGAAGCGATCATCCAATTTCAGGCCCGTACCATCAGCGAACTCTGGCCAGCGCAAGGGCCGGCAAAGGCATACGTCGAAGGCGGGTTGTCGATGAATCCGCAGCGCGAGCAACAGGCCGCGCGTGTCGCTGATTATCTGAACTGGCTGTTCACGAAGAAGATGCCTGGTGGCTATAAGCATCATGACCGGATGCTGTTCCGTCTGCCGCTATCTGGTTCGTGCTTTAAGAAACTGCACTATTGCGCTGACTCGGAAACAGTCGTTTCGAAGTTCGTTCCCGCCGAGGAGGTGCTGGTTCCCTATGGATCAACGGACCTCAATACCGCGCCTCGCATTACGCATGTCATTAGCTATTCCGGCCAAGACATCAAGCGGCTCATTCGTGCCGGAGTGTATGTGGATCGCTCGATTGATGCGCTCTCCGAAGACGATGAAAAGACCGACTTGCAGCCCGAATTAGATGCGGTCACGAGTACGAAGCCGTCAATGACGGCGCTCGATAAGTCGCAGCGATATGTTTTGCTTGAACAATCCATCTTCACTGACATCCCCGGCGAACCAGAGGGCGCTCCATTTCTCGTCACGATTGATCGTGAAAGCCAGCAAGTCTTTAGCGTGTATCGGGATTGGCGAAAATCGGACAAGAAAAGACATCGCCGCCGCCGCTGGGTGCATTACGATTTCCTTCCAGGGCTTGATGGGTTCTATGGCCTTGGACTGCTGCACGCGCTGGGCCGCACTGCCGAATCGATGTCTGGAAACCTTCGCGCGCTGCTTGACGCGGCAATGCTGGCCAACTTGCGCGGTGGATTCAGATCGGCTGATGTGGTGCTTCCAAAAGGGAAGCGTGGCGACGGAATCAGCATTACACCGGGAACGTGGCAGCCGGTCGAGGCGACTACGGAAGAACTGCAAAAGCTCTTTGTCAGCATCCCGTATGCGGAACCTTCGCAAACTCTGTTCAATTTATTGCAATGGATGGATGGCGTGTTCCGGCGTGTGGCTGGAACGACGAGCGAGCTGGTAGGCGAGGCGACAAAGAGCGTTCCAGTAGGAACAACTCTAGCGCGAATCGAACAAGGAATGAAAGTTCAGTCGTCGATCCAGATTCGATGCCATCAAGCGCAAGCCGAAGAGCTGGCCATTGCGTGTGAATTGACCGCCGATTATCTACCCGACGCTGATTATTGCCGAGATGTGCTGAATATCGCGCCGGAACAGTTTGCCGCTGATTTCGATAATCGCGTGGATGTGCAGCCCGTCAGTGATCCGAACGCGATCACTGGAACTCAAAAGCTGGTGATTGCACAAGCTCTGGTGGATCGGGCCGCCGCCGCGCCAGACTTGTATAATCGACGCGCTGTTGAAAAGCGTCTGCTTGAAACCATGCGGTTGCCGAACGCCGATGAACTGCTGGCCGATCAATCGCAAGCGCCACGCATGGGGCCGGTCGAGGAAAACATGGCGCTGCTGATGACGCAACCAGTCAAGTCATTCCCAGACCAAGACCACCAAGCGCATCTAATCGTGCATCGGCAGTGGCGGGAGTCAATCACCGACGAAGAAACCCGTAAGCGCATCGATGCCGCCGCAGTCGCGCACGAGGCCGAACATTTGGCATGGGCGTATCTGCTGCAAATGCAAGCAGCGATGGGGACACAGCTTCCGGCAGCGCCCATGGGGTCCGGACAGCCCATGGACCCGCAGGCGGAAAACATGCTGGCGATGATGGCGGCCCAAGCGGTTCAGATCATGAGTCAGCAACAAGCCAATAGCCTTGCGCCCGATCCATCGGCAGTGGCCGCAGAGCAGAAATCGGCGATTGATTCAGCGCGTGCCGAAGCTGAAATCCGACGCAAGGACGCGCTGGCGAATGCGCAAATTCAACGCGATGATGCAAAAGCCATTGCGGACATGCGGCGCGGGGCTGCCGAACAAGAAGCGAAACTGGTTAGCCAGTTCGTCAGCAATCAGGCTCGACGCGACCTTGGCGAGATGCCCGTGCAATGATTACCGGGTTTGTTCGACAAGTCAGAAAACGATTCGATGAGGAAATCTCAAGAACCGTAACGGCTATCGGGAATGGATCAGCAAAGGACTGGGAAGATTATCGACGCATGACCGGGCGCGTGGCCGGGTTAAAAACCGCGCTGGATATTTTGAACGACGAATTTAAACAGCACAACGAAATTGATTTCGAAGAGGAATAGAGAGAATGACTCCACA